ATACCTCGTGCCTTTGCGTAGTTAAGCGCCTCAACTTGTGCTTCTCTCCAGAACTCAGGCAGGGAAAGGGTCTGCCTGTTCTTGAGTTCAAGGATGTAGGTTTCTCCCGATATGATAACAACCATATCGCCCTCATCCTTTGCCCCAGCCTTAGTCAAACGTTCTGCCATAACTCCCGCATTGCGTAGCCATTTCATTACATCTGTCTCAAACTGAGAACCTTTACGTCCGTTCTTGTTAGCCATCAGACTCGCAAGTATGCTCTGCCTTGTGCATCTTGATCTCCAATCTGACAGGAAGCAAAGTTAACAAATAGTGTAGCCCATTGTGATGCATCCGCAGTGTGAGGACCGAAGCGATTCTTCACTGCAGCAACCCGCAACATCCCTTGTCCTGGGTCATAGCCTAATGTAAGTATCAGTGCAGGTAACTGACTGACCTTACCGTGGATAGCACGTCGTGGTGGTGGCATCATTGGAGATCCATACTCACTCTGTTCTGATACGTGATGAAGTACTAAGACGCAAGCCTCTGTCTTGCGTGCCATATCGTGCAACTCCATCATAATTGCACGTAGCCCTGCCCATTCATTGTCTGTTTCGGCAGCAACATTCATTAAGTTATCAATGATAATTAACTCAGGTGCTATGCCATAGAGTTCAACGTAGGCTTTGATTTCTAATTCAATGTCATCTAATGACGGACTTGAATCAAACACCCATTGTATGTGCGACATCTTAGATAGATGGTCAGCGTAGTAGTCAGGTTTGTAATCCATATTGGTTTCAACTGTTAACTGTGAGTGCCCTGAGATCTGCGCTGCAGATCGCATCAACACGGTAGCAGTATCAGTATCTGCGGAAAAGAAAAGTGTAGGTACCTTTGCCTTGATTGCATAGATAAGTGCAAACATACTCTTACCAGCATTAGGTGCAGCAGCAACCATACATACTTGACCTCGTCTAAACTTAATGGACTGAGCAGACAACCCCGTCCATACATCAGGCAATGGCACAGCCTTGATAGTGCTGGTACCTAGCGCCCTCTTTAGATCAAGCAACTTCCTCATCCCCTCCAAGATTTATTCTGCGAACTCTTCTTATCGCAAGGCGTTCACGTGGGGCAAGCCCACCCCATATACCAAACTGTTCCTTGTGGATTCCCCACTCAGCGCATTCGATCTTATGAGTACAACCCTTGCAGATTGATTTCGCATACTGACTTTCACCGAAACTTACTGTTCCCTCTTTGTCAGGGAACCAGAAGTCTCCACCTATCTGTGCACATAGCGGGTTCTCGTACTCACGAGGTTCCCGCATTTAATTATCTTAGGAAGATAGGGTCGCACTTATCTGCTGCACCCTTTGGTGCAGAACACATCCACGCTTTCCACGGTCCACGTGCTGATGTTCCAGTACGGAAAGTCATATTGCCGTGCTTACAGGTAGGTGCCTGTCCTTCTGTAACTACTGGAGCAGGTGCTGCAACTGGTGTTGCATTAAATGACTGAGCGATTGCCTCTACGCTTGGGGACGGTTGTGTTGGAACGCCGCCAAGTTCTTTTCCCGTTGACTTAATAAGTGTTGCAACCATAGATAGATCTGTTAGACCTGTCTCTAGTTCTTTCACATCTGCTGCGTAAAGATTGATAAGTGTACCGTCGTGCAACTTGTAGTTGATCTGATACTTAGTTCCCTCTGTAGCCATTTACTTTCCTCCAGTTTGTTTGATTTGTAACCGCTGTGATTCACTACCAAACTTCTTAGGTACAAACCCAAGTAGTTTTTCTACCTCTTCACTGTCAATACTTTCACGACCCTTGACAGTTGTCCAACTGACTTCTACTCCACTAGGTGTTGTACCTAGTAGTCCTTCAAAAGAAGTCTTCAAAGAATCTTGATGCTTTTCTAACTCTTTAATCTGCGCTGCTAATTGTAAGTACAGCAGTGCATTCCTGTCAATATCAGCATCATCAATGACTACATCACTGACTGCCGTATGTTCTTTTTTTATACCAACGCATCCCATCTCACCTGATGCATCGTAGAACTTGCAATAGAACTTACAGTAACTACTATCTCGTTCTGGATCTGGTGCCTCTGTTGCTACCTTGATTGCCTCTAACCAGTTCAATGCTTGCAGTGCAACCGTCTCATCATAATCTTCTGTGTGTACCTTGATGTCTCGCTCATCACCATCACGTGCAATGGCAACGAGTGACACACGCTTTACATCGTGACCGTTCTTGGCCAGTAGATAACCGTATGTCTGTACCTGCCAACGCTGTTGTGTTGTTGGGAAGTACGAAAGATTCTTCACCTTGCTTGTCTTCCAGTCAATGACATCACCAGTACCTGGTACATAGCAATCAATGTGTGCTTTCATACCATTGTACTCAACCCCAGTTTCAATCATTACATCTGGATTATCTGCTAGTGCTCGCTCAATCTCTGCGTGGATAGCAGTACCCATAATCGCTGCTAACTTCATCTCGTTCTCATTGGTTTCAGGTTGATCGTTTAATCTGTACCAGACCTTACGACGACAGCCACCTAACTCTGATGGTCCTATCTGTACTTGTGTAGATCGTGAACGCTTCGCATCTCCTGCACGTAGTGCAGTGAGTAATAATTCTTTTGGGTCAGTCATACTCTAAACGCTCCAGCCTTATCCGCTTGTTCGTGCAAAAGGAAAGCAAGTCTACACGCTTTCCATCCCTGCTCAAACCAATAGTGTGCAGCGTATTCACCTGTTGCTATTACATCTTTGAACTCAGGTGCTACGTAATCGTAGGTATTGAACTCCATTACTACATCCTTTCCTGGACTACTAACTGTAAAGGCTTACCAGTATTGGAGTCAAGGACCGACGCAATCTCTACCGCTTTGCGGGCGTGTCTCTTTGCGTAGGCTAACTCCATATCAGGCTTGACAATTGAATACATATAACCAAGAGCAAACTGCCCACCACTACCAATAGCGTACGCTCCGACATTACTTTGGAAAAAAGAGAGATCACAAGCAATCCTAAAGACATTGCCGTTAAAAGCCACGAGATAATCAAAACCGCCATCTTTGTCCACCTTGTTGTAGTCGTAGTTGTTGTCATTAAATGCTGTATTGATACTAGGTATAACTTTCTTTCCCATAAATTGTGCTGGGTCTTCACCACGATACATAGGTGGCTTCCAGTTGTACGACAGGATATCTCCTGGTCGTGTATCACCTGAGATACCGATGAGAAACTTACCAACCTCAACGATCTTAGGTGTACTGGTTGCTAACGTGACGAGATTATCTTCTGTGATCTGTGAATCTGCCACGAGTACTGCATAGTCAATACCCTCAAGCGCTGCGATTGTTGTCATACTGACAATCATACTGGGTTAACGGCGTGTCGTCGCGTAGCGACACCTACTGGTTACTACAATATGAGCCGTGAGGCGAATAAAACAGGGTGCCCCGAGGGGGCACGATGGTGCAGTACTGACTTTGCGGTTCCGTCTACCAAGGCTGCCGAAATTCAGGGCTAAACTACCAGATAAATTTGGTACAGACCTGCGTGGCCTAGGTCCAGTACACGTCTGTCCTTGTGGTTCACAAGTCTTTTCTATAATGGCATCCTTTGAAGATCACGAACTAGTCTGGTACTTCCTTGACGGTACCTGTGTTAACTGTGGCAACATCGTAACTGTCCCCTGTCCAGTAGATAAAGATGAATCACAGACTCTCTGAGATCAATGAAGAAGAACGCACAGGATTGTGCACAGTTTGTGGTCCCACCAGAATAAAAATGCGGGATAAGTCTAAGCCAATATCAGGTAGGTACAGGTGCAATACCGTATACAAAGTCAATCAAATGAAACTGCGTTCTCCTTACCACGCATACCGTAAGGACCACTGCGAGCAGTGTAACTTCAAGCCAGTACATATCAGTCAATTAGATGTAGACCACATAGACGGTGACCGCTTTAACAATGACCCAGACAATCTAAGAACCCTCTGTGCTAACTGCCACAGACTCAAGACCCATCTGGCAGATGATTACAACTCAGGTATCAATTAGTTTTATGGCATAAAAAAAGAAGCCCCTCCGAAGAGGGGCCTCTTTCTGCCTCGCATTAGTGGGTTACTTAGACCCACGTCCAAACTCTGGTGCTGATGCGTCTAACCACTTAAGTAGTGGACCAGCAAAGCCAGCAAGTGCTGCCATTACTAGTGTCTTAGGGTCTGACTCACCTGCAAGGAATAGTGCTACAGCAGATGCTGCTGCTGCACGAAACCAAGTTAGTCCGAGTTGCTTGAATTGTTCCATTGTTTCCTCCTATGGGGATTACTTTGCACTGTGCACTTTGCAACAGGTACAAACTTCGGTCTTGTATGCCTTCTTAGCAGGCACTGGTGTTACCTTTGCGATAACTTGACTAATGATCTTTGGTTGGTTTAACCACCAGAACCAAGGACTAGTATCGTCACCATAACCATTGTTAATAGAAATGTGTAAGTGTTTTGTGTGCGGGTTGCTACCAGTATAAGGGCGATTTCCAAGGCGAGCCTTGTCCTTCGACCAAATCTTCTTGTTAAAAATAAGGTACTTAACTCGTTTGTCTTCTTTAAGTTTTTCAAATATGTCACTACAGTCAACCCCACTTTCGGGGTCGTGAGTTAAATCAACTGCATACCCTGTGTTGTGGTCAGATGTTGGACTCTGTTTGATGTGTGCTGCTGATGGCAGTAGGCCATCCGAGGCTTTCTTGCGAGATGGCTTGATTGCTGTGGCTTGTCGAAGGACAGCAATAGCTGCAGGTGTGGCTTTCTTGGCAACAGGTTTCATTATTCTCCATCTTTCTTTTCCTTTGGCTTAGACTTCAATCCATTTCCTGCAAGTACTCCAGCAAGAGAACCAGTAAGAAACACACACAAGGTACTAACAAGATCAATAAATGCAGCATCGTTGGGTGCCTGATCTCCTAATGGTTGTGTGATAAATAGCAGCGCATAGAGCAACGCAAAGACAGAACCAGCAAACACAATGGCTAGTATGATTCCGATAGTTACAATCAGTCTTGCGTGTAAGTCTTCTGGACTTAACTTACTTCTTTGGTTCATCTAATACTCCAGGCAAAGTGTCTTTGGTACAGGTACCAGTAGGAATACATTGTGGGGGATTGCACTCAGGCTTTTCCCAGTTCTTAAACTCTTGGCAGGGATACCTAACCCAGCCTTGGTAACCGCAACCGCTAAGAGTTATTGCGAGCAAGAAGAATGCGATAAATCTCTTCAACTTGTCGCTCCAATCTGTTTACCGAATCTTTAACACTTGACCCACCATTAGGCTTGAGTTCATTAAGGTAGTGCTTAACCATCCAGCGCACT